ATTTTGTTGACTGTTGTCTTCAGGGATATCACTCATCTGGCGATGCAGTATAGCGCGTTGTTTGTATGAATCAGCGAATGTCCTGATCAGCAGCTGTATCACTCTAGGCATCTCATCGAATTTTTTCTTATCTCGAACTTGCTCAATGAGCGTTTTTGACTTATCTGATGTTAATGAAGATGGCTCTTCATGATTGAGTATGTCTGCATCCGGAACATCTGCGAATCGTTCATCGTCTGGAGAATAATACATCTGTATCATTTCACGCAGACAATAATGGAGCTTCTCAACCGTCCATGGTTGATGACCGTGTGATTTTAATTTTTTTGCAACGGTGGGCTTGAATCCGGATTTAATCAAGATGTCGACACCTTTATCATAATCACGTCTTTTGGCATCATGAGAAAGCCACGTCATAGCAGCTTCTCTAGCCTCTAAATAGTCTTTTGTTAATTGCATTTTTGATATGATTTTTAAATTTATTCACTTCACTATGTAAAAAGTGCATTCTCCCAATAATTGTATTGTTGCTTATCTCCTTGTTAACAGAATAAGGAACTGTATCTATCGGGATGTTGATATTATAAAGCTCTGACAGACTATACTTGAGCGACTCCATTGACCATGTCTGGAAACCGACACGTTTTAATTTGAGAGCGAGATTTCTCTTGAATCCGGATTTAATTAAGATGTCGACACCTGTATCATAATCCTTATTATCGGAGTCTAGCCATATCATGGCATCACGAACGGCATTGTTAAAATCTTCTGTTTGTCTCATTATAAAATTATTTTTTAGCAAAGTTAGCGACAAAAATAGCGAGCAGTTGGGACAAAAAAGAAAGCCAGCCATAATATCACTATTATGACTGGCAAACGAGTTAAAAAACTTAAATTAAAATATGGTATATGAGACTTTTAAGCTCCAGTTGCAGCTGTAAGGATGTTGGCAACATCACCCTCGTACACAAGTGCACGCGGACATGTATAATGGAACTTCATTGTCGTCTGATTGCGAGCTGTTGCGCTTGTGCCTGTTGCAGCACCATCACCAGTTGACATCTTGGCACCACGGCGTTTATCACCCATCAGGTAATATTCACCGTTGTTGTCCTGGACAATGAAGAACATCTTACGTCCCTTTGTTGCATTCATGAACCCAAATATCTGTTTACGGATCCGAGCGGAAACTATGCTCAGTTCATAGAGGTACGATTCTCCGTCCTGTTCACCTTGAGGTGATATTTTAAATTCACCTGCATCGTCAGTGAATGTGAATTTGTATGCCTTGGCACCTGTAGCCATCACGACATCACCTTTCAGAGCTCCTGCTTCTTCGAGTGTAGGAACAGCAGCTTCTGCAACAGCAGGAAAATCAGGCCATGCCTTCACATCGTCCCAATATCCGAAAATCAAAGATGGTACAATACCACCCATGTTGTCTTGTTCAGAACAAGACAAGTTCTGATCAATATCAGCGAGTGTCACACATTTATTCATAATTTTTTCCTCCTGATTAAGCTACTGGTGTAACCGGTTTGTCATTAACACAGAATTCGCTCTTATGTATAGAGATGAACTGACAACCGAATACATACTTACCGGCTGCTGTATAGAGATAAGGATTACCGCTAGCGAACGGCATCAACTTTTTCATATCAGATGTCTTATCGAATCCGTACACCATGTTAGCCTGTGTAGTTAACAAAACGAACTGGCTACCTTCTGGTAAACTAGATACGCGAACGATCTCACATTTCTGGTTGGTACCGTATAAGTATTTCTGACCAGCTGATTCACCTGATACACCAACGATGTGTGTGTGCTCGTCATCGAACCAATCATCATATAAATCAGCCAACGAACCTGATAAGAACATCTTAGAATTTTTACGTTTGAACGTCTCTGGACGGCTACGCCACATACCCAACAACACTGTTCCGATGTTAGCACGAGTGAAAGCGTCTGTAACAACCTGGTTCCCATTATCAACTGAAACAAGTTTAGCTGTACGATCAGCCTCTACGATTGAGCCCCAAGAGTCAAATGCATATTTGATTTCTTTCTTATCAGCAGCTGAATCATAAGCAGCGATGAAAAGAACATTGAGCAGATCTTCTGATGCAAGGTCAAGACCGTGTTGAACAATCCAGACTTCGAATGGATGATCTTGACGTAATTCGCCAGGAACAGCAGCGATATAACTACGACGATAACGCTCCGGTTCATCAGCCATCTCCATTTTAATCGGGTAAACCATGAGTTTGCGAGGAACGATTGTACCTTGTGATTTATCACCAAGGAAGACACCATCATACTTACTAGAGATGGTACCACCCTCTACTTTTCCGAGTGTCAATGAGTCTTGCACACCTGGAACAGGTGTACAATGCTGCAACAGTTCTTCTGCTGCCAAATGGTCAACACTCTTGAGCACATCCATGTGTGCTGTAACCGCCAGAAGGACCGCGGTAATGTCAATTGGTTTTTTAAAATCCATGATGAGATTTTTTTTATTCGTTATCAAAATTGTTGATTTCGTCCTTACGGCAATCACTGAACTGATCAGATTTACCTGCACCGATAGGATTAACGCTAGGAATAGTACCTGGAACTTTAGCCATGATAGCTTTGATAGCAGATACTTTGTCTTCCATTTTTTCAGCTGTCTTGATTGTATCAGACAGACCGTCGAGAGATTGAATGCAGTTGTTGAATTTAGTTTCAGCTGCTGCTGCTTTGTCGTTTGCTGTCTTCAGAGCATCTGAATGACTCTTCAGAGCATCATTGATAGCTGTCATCTGTTCCGCGGTCAAAGTAATCTGACCGCCATTGTCGTTTACGCCTTCGATGTTAAGAATTGCGTTGACGAATTCGAATTTTTTATTCATTGTAAAATTGGTATTGGTAATATCATGAGTATTATCTTCAGCCTTTTTTCCGGTAAAGAAATTATAGGCAGAATTTAAAAGATCATTAACGATGGAAGATGTTGTTTTCTTCTCATCGGAAACAGACTGAGTAGTAATATCTGAGACCTTTGGAGGTTCTGGAAGCGACATATCGGCACAATTATGGAACACCATATTCCGCATAGAGTCTGTAATAGTTGCACCTGGTATAATCTTATCTACGAAACCAAGTTCGAAGGCAGCGGTCATTGGAATCCATTTTTCTTCTTTCATCAGATCAAGGATGTCCTGGAGATTTTTGGCAGACTTACAACGGTTGAGATACTTCTGGGCAATCATGCAGTCGATAGCATCAGCATTCTTTTTAGTTTTCTGCAACTCTTCGATGAGAGCCTGTATCTCATCACTGTTCATGTCTTTATAGACATTCAGATTTGTTGAGCACTTGTGCATAAGCCACAGCCCGTCATCATGAGCCTCGATGCACTTAGCACCGAAACCGACAAATGTAGCCGCACTTGCAGTGAAACCTAAAAGTTCGACGGTCACGTCTCCATGATCTTCGAACATGTGCGAGATGGCAACAGCTTGAGCTACATCACCGCCCATAGAGTTAATCTTGCATCTCACTTTTTTACCTTTGGCATCCTTCAATTGCCAACGGACATTAGATGATGTCCATCCGTAACTGTCAATGGTACCGTCAATGTTAATGATTACTTCTTCGTTCATAAAAATCGATTTTTAAAAAAATTATGAACACAAAATTAGAGCAAAAAAAAACCGTGCACTCGGACTGAATGCACGGAAAACCACTAAAAAAAAACAAAAATCAAAGGTCTGACATATCATCTAATTCGATGATCAGCGAAGGACAACTTTGTTTATTAGATATTGTAAAAGATATATTGTTACGCTCTGTAACAGATGATCCTGTAGACTTGTTTGTTTTAAAAAGCATCTTAACATCTTTGGTTCCACATAAATGTACAACGTCGTTGCTATCTCGACATAAGATATACCACTGGCCATGCTCCAGTGTGGATATCATATTCTGATTATCAACGGATATCTTAGGAATAAGACCCTCGACGGATATTGAATACAGAAGTCCTCCATCTTCATAATCGTCTTCTTCTGTGAACTGGAACGTATCATCAGCAAACATGGGTATCACGATAATATCATCTCGGTTCTGAACTTCAAGATATTTTAGATCTGTAGAATAATCTATACGTATTCTTTTAAAAGAAGAAGGGGGTATGGCATATATTTCTGCCAGACCACCCAAATTCTCAAAGTCAAATGTCAATTTCTTCATAAATGTTTTTTCCTTGTTCTGTTATTGTCCCGTTTTGCTGCAAAACGCACCAAACTTTTTGCTCAATTTTGTGCAGAAAATCGTCCATAATACTCTGATCTATCTTAATTGAGTTGCGATATAGCTCTTTTCGTATCGAATCAGTATCCCATTCAAGTTCGGATATATGAGTTTTAGATCTGAAACGCCTTATGCAATCAGCGTAACTCATTCCGGTAACACGCAGAATGCTAACATACGTATGTAGCAGACTCTTCACTCTCGATTCGAGAAGGGCATTATACTTCATCAGTTCTGTCTGAGTCAACGCCCATCCATTTCGATAGAACTCATCTCGTGTAATCTCGATAGCAACACGGCTATTGAAAGATGAACCCTTGATGCGTTTATCATATCGCTCAGTCTTGCGGGTCAACCGTGATAATAGAGCATCATGTAACACGCGATCATTCGACAAATTTACAATCTCCGGCCAATCTTCATCGGGACGATTGAAATTATTAAGGAGATAACTTTTAACGTATGCTTTGCATGGCAGCCACACGGCAACTCTTTCTTTATTATTTTTTGACATCTTATGAAAATTAAAAAAAATACTTTTATTTATGGATATGTGATTTTCGCGTCCAACCGACCAACAGACCAACAGAATATATTATGTGTCTGATTATCAGCATGTTGACTTTTAA